CACGGCCGCCTGATTCCTACCCGCTCGCCTATCGCTGGGCGTCTGTGCGATGACGTAGCGCCGCCCGTTCGGCAGCCGCCACACCTGGTGATTCTTCTGGCGCACCAGCACGGCGCCGGCGCGCTTGAGTTGTTCGAGGATGGTCATGGGACGGCCCGCCATATCCGAATGGCGGCGCCGCTCGTAATTGAGCCCGGTGGCATCTCATCGGCGTACCGCTTGCATGTGTTGACGTACTCCACTACCCGCGCATCGTCCGCCCAAGCCCCTCCCGTGGTGAGCGCGTCCTCAGTCGAGCGGATCAGCTTTGACAGATCCGGCTTCCGGTCATGCAGCGCAGTGCGCTTGCAAGACTTCGGGCGCGGGAATATAAACACCATCTGGCACCGCACAGGCCCATCTATCGGTGCACGCCCCGCCATCGCTTCCCGCGCAGCCCAGGCCACGGAATCACGCCACGGCGCGACCTTCTTACTGGATTCGATCATGCGCCCGCCGCCAACGTGCCGCTTCGAGCCTTGCGGACCAGGCACGCCCAGCACGACGAGCTCGACGTCGGGCGGCCTCACTTCACACCCCGCAACATCTCCGCGCCCATCGCCCAACGGCTGAAGCGGTGCAGTTCCATATACTCGACGGCGGTTTGTCGCCCTCCGCCGCTCGTCTCCACAACGACAACGCCGTGGCGCTTTCCTAATACCACGCGCTGCAATATTTTGCTCTTCCAGACATCGCCGCGCACTGCTATGTATGCCCGCCTCATCCACGGCCTCGCCCCACTCCCGCGCGTTGCCCTCGGCTGTCGCGTGGGTGATCGGGTGCTTCAACCGCACGCAAAACGTATGGCTGGCCCCCGTCCAGAAGCCCTCGACGCGCCAGCCATCCATCTGTATCGCCGCCAGCACCTCGCCCGCGGCTGCTGGATCATGCGGCCAGTCCGGAACGTCCGAGGTCGTCATCCACTTCGGGCGCTCGTCAAAGTTCCGCAGCCACAGCCGCCCACGGAACTCGAATACCTGCCACTCCATCACGCGTTCGGCGATCAGGCGTGATTCTGCTAGGGTCCATTGGCGGGTCATGGCTGGGCCTCCTGCATGAGTAGAAACTCCTCCGCAAACCAGTCACCCATGCCCAGCTCGGCCAGCGGGTGCCCGTCCGCGATGTATCGCGCCGCCGCTTCCCGCTGCTCGCGCTGGGCGGTGGCGATGGGGTTGTCAGTCGATTGCATCGAATAACCCTCCCTGCGCGCCGGCATATGCCTCCGCGCTCTCCAGGTGCTTGATGGCCGTCGAAAAATAACCCGGCTTGAGTTCGATGCCAATGAACTTGCGGCCCTCGTCCAGCGCGACGAATCCCTCAGAGCCAACGCCAGCGAACGGAGACAATACGACATCTCCGGGCGACGACCACAGCTCCAGGCACCGGCGAATCAACCCGAGCTGCAGCGGGCAGATATGCTTCTCGTCCTTTTCGTCGCGGGCGATGCGGAAGTTCAGCACGTCCGTCTGGTCGATGTCCCACCACACCGGCTCCGCGTACCGCCGCCAAATCTCCACGCTTGTCCGCCCGTCGCGGCCTTTTCGGGCGTATTTTGACGGGTGTTGGTCAGTTTCGCGCGGATCTTGCGCCGGGTCGCCAATGTATCGAGTAAAGCCCGTCGGCCGCTCAATCGGCTTCGTGCTGAGATTATCACCGGGCGGCGTCTTGCGGAATGCCAACACGTAGTCAGCCATTCCCTGCCGGATCTGCGAAGAATCACGCATGACGGTTTTATGGAGAAGCCCGTTGTTATTGGTCCGTTCCCGCTCCGTCACCGGGCACTTCCACACCGTAACCCGGCTATGGAACGTCCACCCGGCGCGCTCCATGGCGGCGATGCACTGACCGGGGAAGTCGCGCAATCCGCTCGCCCCGTCGCTGTTCCGGTACGTCGGCAGGTCTTTGACGTGCATCACACACAACCGGCCCATCGTCGTCACGCGAAGCAGTTCCGGCGCGAGGAATCCGAAGTGCGCAAAGAACTCCTCATCGCTCGCGCAGTTGCCCATATCGGCCTCTGAATCCGAATAGGTGTACAGGCTGGAAAACGGCGGCGAAAACACCGTCATATGTACCGACTCGTCGGGTATACCCTTGATAACTTCGCAGCAGTCGCCGTTGTAAAGCGCCCAGTTGCGGCCGTGCCGCTCGTCTAAAATGCTGAAATTCTCGACCATTAGATCCACCTCGGAAGATTCATTTGCTTTGTGCCGACGGCCGATGCAAGCTGGCGCCGCCCGGTACCGTTTTGAATTGCCGCCATCGCATGAACCATGGCCGCTTTCATCTCTTCGTGCTTTTTCTGCTTTTCGCGGATCGTCTTGAGGACAGGGCCTTCGGTCTCCGCGATGACCATGTAGGCGTCAACCGGCCGCGTTTGCCCGAACCGCCAGGACCGGCGCACGGCCTGATAAAACTGTTCGTATGAGTAGGACAGCCCGCAAAAAATATGCTTGTTGCAGTGCTGCCAGTTCATGCCGAAACCAGCGATTGACGGCTTCGTGACGATGCGCTGGAACGCGCCGTTCGTAAACCCAAGTAGCTTTTCTTCCTTCGCCTCCGTGCGCTCGTCGCCGCGTACTTCGATGGCGCCGTCGATCACGCGCATAAGCTCGTCGGCCTCGTAGTTTGTGTTGCACCAGATGCACCACGGCTCTTTGGAGTCGCCTATAATCTCGGCAACCCGTGCCGCCCGCGCTGGCGCCGTCAGCCGCATCTCCCGATGCAGTCCCGTCGCCGATACGTCCGCCACCCGGAACAGTTGGCCGTTGGCGTTGATGGATTGATCGACGGAGACGATCTCCTCGTGAATGTTCAGCGCTGGCATCACCCATCCGTCATCGGAAAACCCAAGGTCCGACGGTTTCTCCATGCACACCGACCACGACGCCACCCAGCGCCAGTAGTCCGCCTCTGCGTGTCCTTTCAGCCGGTAGCCGCCCGCCTTCATGGTGTCGTTCAGGAACCACCGCATGAGCATTTGCCCGCCGCTCATGATGTCCAGGAACTCGGAGTGGTTACCCAGCTCCATGTGGTCATTTGGCGACGGCGTAGCCGAGCAACAGAGCTTATAGGGCGTGTGGGCGAACGAGTCTTGCAGTAGCCGCCGCGTTGCGCCAGTGAAGTTCTTCAGGATACTCGATTCGTCCAACACAACGGCGTCGAAATGGCCCGCGTCGAAGTGCTTCAGCATGTCGTAGTTGGCGACATTGACGCCCCGGCGAACGTCCTTCTGACTTCGGCATTGCGTGATCTCGACGCCAAACTTTGCGCCCTCCGCTACGGTTTGTGCGGTCACCGCCAACGGTGCCAATATCAGCGCGTCACCGCCCGAGTGATGGCAGACCTGCCGCGCCCATTGCGCTCCGCTCACAACCGCCCTCCATCCAACGTCGCCCAGCCCGGCGCGCTCGTCGGCCCGTACTCCCACTCCCCGCCAGGCCCGCGCAGACCCGGCCACGCCTGCGCCACCGGTCGCGGCGCGATCTCCGCCGGCCGCTGCTCCTTCCAGTCTTTCCGCCGCTTCGCCATCGCCGCAGCGCTGCCGGCCGTCGCGCCCTTGGCCTTCTGTCGCACCGAGCACTTATCGCAAAACCGCGCGTTCTTACTCCGGTGCGCAATCGACGCCCCGCACGGGCACCGCCGCGCGGCGTTCGCGGCTTCGGCTGTAGCCACCCGGCACGGCTTGCACGCACCTTGGGGAATGTCGTTGCCGGTGAGGACCGCCGCGCACACCCGGCATGGTTTCGCCGTGCGGGTGCGTGCCGCGGCTTGCTCCGCGCGTCGCTCGACTAATCCGCAGTCGCGGCAGATCGCTCGCCCTGGCTTGTACCGGTCAGACTCCGCCCATAGCGGAGTGTCGCATTTCGGGCATGGGTCGCCCGGTGTCCATTTCTTTCTCATTTGCTCCCTTTCGTTCAGGCCGTCGGCATTGGCCTAAGTTACTGCTAAAACTTCCAGTCGGTCATCTTTCCTTCAGCCGCGGCGATAGCCAGCGCATCACTCGCGTAATCCTCATGCAGCCAATTCCCGGCCCACACCACATACCAGCGGTGCCCGTCACAAACAACACTCCAATCATCGTCAAAGCGCCAAATTTTCGCGTCGCTTCTGCTCCAACCCCACTTCATTCGCTGCCTTCGTTCTTTATCGCGTCCCGCTCATCGGCCTCATACTGGGCCCCTTCCACCGCCCAGCGCTTCCGCTGCTCGCGCGGCGTCGTCGGGTACTCGTCGGCGTAGACGCGCTCCAGTTCGGCGATGCGGGCGAGTGCCGGCGACGGGCGGGTCATTCGGACGCGGGGGATCATTCTGCACCGCCCAGGTATTCGGCGTTAGCGGCCCAGCGGCGGAAGGACGTGTTCCGCTCCCGGATAGTCCAGCGCCCATTGGACCAAGTAGTAGAGCCCTATGTGGTGCTAGTGAGCGTGATCCGCTCAGTTCCATTCCACCACCGATCCCCCGCCATCGGATTCGCCAGCGCCTCAGCCTTTGTTCGCATCGGTCACCTCCTGCGCGGCTTCGACGGCGGCGATGGCGGTGGGGTGAAGGTCGGTCCCGTAATGAAGCAAGCAGAGACCGAACGCCTGGTTCAGAGCCCATCGGTACGGCTCTGTCTTCATCCGCTCCACCTTCGCCCAAGCCTTCGCGCAGCGGGCGAGGTCGGCAAAGTATCCGGCCACATCTGTTATTTCGTTTGCGATGAGCGCGCGCTCTTGGCACTTCGCCCACGTAGCCAACTCCTCCAGCCGTTTAGCGTCGAGTTTAGCGTCCACCCCCGGCCTCCTTTATCATCGCGTCCATAACAGCATCAAAAGGCGTTTTTCCTTCACCATAGCCGTAGCCAGCGCAGTATACCTGCCACATGTCACGAAAACCTTCTGGTGTGGCACCGCGACTGCGCACCCACTCCCAAGCCGCCAGCGCGTCAGCCCCCATATCTGCCGCGATTCGCGGTTGAAGTACGGACGCGGGCGAGGTCGTGCCTCGCAGGATGCCGATGGCTTCGGTGTTATCCATTGGTGGCCTCCTTCTCCAGTCGGTCGGCTTCGAGGTCCATCGACTCCGCTAGTACAGCCCACGTCACCGACAAAGTGGCTGGCCGCCCCTTGTGGTCGGCTTCCCGGAATCGCTTCGCCAGCTTCCGGTACTCATGCAGCAACGCCTCCGCCTTCAGCCAGCCCAGCGACTGCGGCGGGGTGCGGGTAATAAAAGGTCGGATGTACTGACGCATCATACTGGCCGCGTCTCCAGTCATTGGGTGGTCAATCGCGTCCGGTGCCTCCTCCAGCGCCCCGCGAAGGTCGGCGGCGTGCGCCCTGGCCTCGTCGCGCTCCCGTTCCGCCGCCGCGATCACCTCCGCCGCCGTGATCTCATCATGCTTCGACACCACCACCCCGGCGCAGGCTTCCCGCAAACCGGCGATGGTTTCGGAGAGCGTGAGGGTACCCGTGCCGGTTGCCGCCGTGGGCATGCTGGCCTCGCTTGGTAGATGCACCGCCTCTACCTCCGTGCAGATCTTCGCCATCGCCACCGCATCACCAGCGCCAGCCGGTTCCGCGAGTTGGCGCGAGGCTATTTCATAAATGCGGAACAGCGCCATCTTTTCCTTGCTGCCCTGTAGTGCCTCGCGGGCTTCGGCTTCGGCGAGTTCGCTGGCATAGTGTGCGATTAAAGCAGACTTTGCGGGCCAATCAAAATACAGCCGTTCTATCGCGTAAGCGGCCCCCCGCAGCCACTCCGCGCTACGCTCCTGCGACATGCTTCCCCTCCCCTCGACACTTCCAGCATTCTTCGTTAGTGCGCCATGGCCCCGCCACACCTTCGACGCGACCGGTCCCACGACACGGCAAGCAGCCGACCTTCGACCGCTCTTTTGTTAGTTCCTTGGTCAGCCGTTCGATCTCCGCTCTGTCTGGATTCTCCGCTGGCGCTGCGTAGTCTTGATGTACTCCCGCCGCTTCCGCGACGAGGTTCGCGACGTAGGCGATATCGAAAAAGCTGAGGCGGTCTTTGATCCCGAGGCGCTCGACGGCCTCATCTACTACCTCGGTGTACAGCTCGCGCTCCCATTCAATGTTTGCCACGCTCCACCTCCTGCGGCGGCACGGGGATGGGGTTCCAGTGGGTAGCTTCCTCTAAGACCATTGCTCCATTGCTCCACCAGCGCCACTCCTCGCCACCTGTCCGAGTAGGACATTGTTGCGCGTTCGGGATGCGCCGGCCACCTGCCCAAATGTCCACGTACCGAAACTTCGGCACGCTCTCAATCGCCTGCCACCGCCGCGCCTCGTGAGCCTGGACCGCCGCGTTAGCCGCTACGTCCCAGTCATCTGCCGAAGTCGGACCAGTAGCGTTCCAAAACGCTTCCAGCGCCACCCGTCCCAACGTCTTCTCAGCCATTCGGCACCTCCGCACGCAAATACTCAGACTTCCGCCGTTCCCGCGTAATCGCCGCGTCACGATTCGCCGCCGCCCATGCCGCGATGTAGTTCCACGCCTGCGCCCGCGTGGGCTTCCAGCGCAGGTAGGCGCCGCCGCCCAGCAAAAACAATCCAATCGTTGCTATTTCCATGTCCCTCTCCTATTCCGCCGCCGGCCGCGTCGTCTTGCGGCCAAATTGATACTTCACTATCTCTGCCAGCGGGCAGATGTAGCGTTGCAATTGCCAGGCTTCCATCCGGGCTTGCGCCGCCCATGCTGCTGGCAGCGGCCCGCGGATCTTCCGCCAGCGCCACGCGGACATGTATGCGCGGTGGTGGCACCGGTGGCACTCTCGGCACTGGCATGTTTCGCGTAGCATATCTTTCCTTTGTTTTCGGCGGGCCAGTGTCTCCCCGGCCCGCCTAGAATTCAAATCCATCCAACAGGTTTTCAGTGGTTCGTGACGGACTACCTCTTTTCCGGGAGCTTTTCGCGCCCGGTCTGCCGTCCCGCGCTGATTTCCGAGATCGTGCGCTGATTTGGAACGGCAGGCCGCGGGCGGTTGCCCGCAGGGTCTAAAATGGCAGGTCGTCGTCAGAGATACCTGAGTCTATCGTCGGCCGGCTGCTGCGTGGCTGGCTTACCAGCCCGCCGCCGTCAGGATCATCTTTCTGCCAGAACACCTGAATCCCGCCGAATGGGTCAGCGGTCAGCACGGTCTTGCTGCCCTGTTTCCCGTCCTTGTCCCACGTTTCAACCGCAAGGCGCCCCGCTGCCAACACGAGCGCGCCTTTCTTTAGCTCGCCTAACTTCCAGTCCGGCATCTGCCCCCATACCTTGACCGTGAACCACGAGGTAAACTTATCGGTGCCGCGCTTTTCGCTAACAGCAATACTGACCTCGTGCAGTTCCTTCCCGCTAGGCAGTGCCTTGCTTTCGACATCCCGGCCCAGGTGTCCCATCACCGTTGCGTGTGCGTAATAGGGCATTTATCCCTTCTTTCCGGCTTTCGCCATGAGCGCCTTATAGCAGGCGGTTGCTTGTGCTTTGTCCGTGAAGTCCTGCGGCCGCGCCACTCCAAAGTCGTTCAATGTCGCCATCACGTCATCGGCAGATACTTCCTTGGCCGCTTCCGTGAACGCCGCAATCATCGGCTCGTTCGGTGCCCACGCGGGCGCCGTTGGCCGGTCGTCCGGCGCCCCTTGTAGCCACTCGCGCAGCGTTTCCGCCATCTCCACCCCAGGCCGATTGATGATCGCGCCGCTCAGCTTCGGGCAGCGCGACTTGGTAACCGTGAGGGTGTTATCCTGGTCGATCTCCCCGCACACGTCGAACTCAAACTCAATACCGTCGCGCATGACGGGCGCAAGGCCGATTTTGCGTGGTGCCCGCTTGCCGTTCACTTCCTCAATCACCCATTCTGTTTTCGTCCGCATGGAAACGAGGACGTGAATCTTCGCTGATAGAATCTTGTCAACCAGCGCCTGATGGTATGGCGTGACGTTCTTCCAGGCGGCGAACGTATTCCCGCCGCTCGACCGCTTCGCCGCCGCGTCCACCATGTCCAGTTCGCCGCCCTTGCCCATCCAGTAATGCGACAGCGAATCCACGACGATGACCGCATAGCCGCCTTCCACCGCTGCGTCAATGGTTTTGACGAGTTCGCGCGGGTCGAATGTGGACGGTTCGACAACATCAAACTCGAACAAATCAGCGTACTTGCTGGCAGAGCCGTGTTCCGTGTCAATCACGGCCACCTTCCCGCCGCCAGCCAGGTTCTTCGCCAATTCAAGCAGGGAATAGGTCTTACCCCCGCCAGCCGGCCCGCATATTGCAAACCGTAGTTTTGCGTTGC